ACCAAGTTATACAAAGGTTTAGATTTCCTCACTTCCTTTGGTGGTCTAACGGGCGGCGATGGCTTACTAGCCAGAACTTTTGACCGCACCCCTACAGTTTCTCGCGGACGTTCAGCTTCTCCAGCAGGCACAGCAATCCGCACACGCCAGCAGCGCGAAGCAGAGGCGGCAGCCGCTAAGCGAGCCAAGGAAGTTGCAGCCCTAACTAAGAAGCAGGTTGCATCTACAAAGGCTCTGACATCCGAGCAGAAGAAGCAGAACAGCCTTAAAAAGTCTGCATCAATCTTTGACTTAGAACAAGTTCAACTTGTAGCAGCTCTCAAGGGCAAACTTACCCAAGAGGAAACAATGCGTGTACAGGCGCAGCTTGCAATCCTTAACGGCAACGAAGCAGTAGCCAGAGACCTCACTAACCAGATTCTTAAGGCGCAAGATGCTTCAGGCAACCTTGCTAGATTCCTGACCGCCTTGCCTAACGCTCGCAACCCATTCGAGTATCTTGATGCCTACCTTTCTTACTTGGCTGGCAAAGCAGCAGCAATTATGACCAACGCGCCAGTACCTACATCACCACAAGGCAACACAAGCGTTCCAACGCCACCAGCGACAAACGTATCTGCCTACCCTTCAGACGGCATGATTTCTTACAACCAGATGACAGGCTTGAGTTACAACCCTAACGCTGGCAGCACAGTTGTGGTGAACGTTGCAGGATCAGTTATCGCCGAGCAAGACCTTACCGAGACTATTGCTCGCAACCTACAGAACAGTTCTTTATCGTCTGGCAAGGTGGCACAACTAGAGCGTTACTCTGGATTCTTCTTATGAGCCTACCCGCACAGATAGCAGTCAGCTTCGACTTCTCTGGCGGGGCAACCTTCGGCTCTGGCTTTGTGATTGGTTCACCAGATAACGGAGTCATCGGGGTCAATTCCTTTGGCTCATCTGATGTCATCATCCCTACAGTTGATTTAACGCCAGACGTGTATAGCATCTCTATTAGGCGTGGTCGTAACGTCATGAAAGACACCTACGATGCTGGCACAGCCATTGTGCGAGTCCTTGACCCGCTAGGCTACTTCAACCCACAGAACCCTGCCTCGCCTTACTTTGGCTATCTTGTGCCGCTTCGTAAGCTGCGCATCTCTGCAACCACAGCAACCGCAGAACACTTTCTATTCTCTGGCTATGTCAATGACTACCGCTACACCTTTCCAGTAGGGCAAGAAACTGCCTATGTGGACATAATGTGTACCGATGGTTTCCGTCTCTTGCAGATGTCTAACGTAGGCACTATCCCAGATACAGCAGCAGGGCAAGACACAGGTACACGCATTAACAAGATTCTAGACAATGTGAGCTTCCCTGCATCTATGCGCTTAATCTCTACTGGAGTCTCTACCTGTGTCGCTGATCCTGCGACCAATCGCTCTACCCTAGATGCGATTAAGAATGCAGAGTTCTCTGAAGGGCTGGGAGCGTTCTACATGAGCCCAGACGGCACAGCCGTATATCTCAACCGCACAGAGGTTACTTCTAGCCTTGGTGAGCCTTCTATTGCCTTTAACCAGACCACAGGGATTCCTTACCGCAACGTCAAGTATGCCTTTGATGACAAGCTCATCATTAACGATGTCAAGTTTAACCGCGTAGGCGGCACAGCTCAACTGGTTTATAGCCAGTCCTCGATTGACAAGTACTTCCCACACAGCCTGACACAAGAGAACCTCGTGGCACAGACAGATGACATCGTGCTAGGCATTGCCCAGAACTATGTGAACACCCGCAAAGAGACCACAATCAGAATCGACGAGATGCTGGTGGACTTACTAGATCCAGCAGTACCAACTGACACCCTTATTGGGCTTGATTACTTTGACAACCTAGAGATTACAAACGTCACAGAATCAGGCTCTACAATCCAAAAGACATTACAGGCGCAGGGCTTCGCTTGGGATATAACAGCTAACAAGATGCAAGTAGCAATCACCACGCTTGAGCCAATAGTGGACGGATTCATTATTGGTAGCACTATCTTTGGTATAATCGGCACATCAACTTTGAGTTATTAGGAGCAACATGGCAACCTTTCCAGTCACAACAGGAGACGTATTAACAGCGGCTACCTATAACAGCCTTCCAACCTTTACGATTGGCGCAGCGCAGACAGCCGACTACACAGCAGTCCTAGCGGATCAGTACCAAGCCCTAGAGATTATGAACAAGGCAACAGCCATCGCTTTCAAGATTCCTACCAATGCCAGCGTAGCCTTCCCAGTAGGCACAGCCATCACAGTCCTTAACATCGGCGTAGGCACTTGCACAATCAGTGCAGTCACATCAGGCACAACCACAGTCCTTTCAGCGGGCGCAGTAGCCGCCGCTCCTACCCTTGGACAGTACAAGTCTGCCGTTTGCATCAAGACAGCGACAGACACTTGGTACGTGGTAGGCGCAATTGCTTAATCAAATAGCAGCTATCCATGGAGTGGGCGCACTGGCTAATCCAACATCTGTTGATTATTTAGTTGTTGCAGGCGGCGGTGGTGGTGGAATTGAAGCCACAGTAACAACTTTTAACGGCGGCGGAGGCGCTGGCGGTTTTAGAACAGCAAGTTCTTTTAGCCTTCCTTCTTCATTTACTGTGACAGTCGGAGCTGGTGGAGCAATCAACGCCAATGGCTCTGATTCTGTATTTAGCACAATTACTTCAACTGGTGGTGGTCGAGGTGGTAAATACTTAACAGGATTTTTTGTAGGTGGTTCAGGTGGTTCTGGTGGAGGCTCTACAAAAACTGGAGAACCCGCAGGAGCAGGAAATACACCATCAACATCTCCGTCTCAAGGCAATAACGGTGGAACTGGTCGAGATGACGGTGCCGATAAAGGCGCTGGCGGCGGAGGTGGAGCTTCAGCAAATGGAACTTCAGCTGCTTCAGGCGTTCCTGGCAATGGAGGAAATGGAACAGCCAATTCTTATTCCGGATCATCAGTAACTTATGCAGGCGGCGGTGGTGGCGCAGTCGATTCTAATGCCGTAGCAACGGGAGGAACTGGCGGCGGAGGAAATGGAGCAAAGTATTCCAATTCAACTTCAGCAACAGCAGGTACTGCTAATCGCGGCGGTGGAGGCGGTGGAGGTCTAAACGCTTCAGGTTCAGCAGCCGCAGCTGGAGGATCGGGAATTGTTATCTTGCGTTATCCAGACACAAATGCAGATTTAACTTCTATCGGTGGTGGATTGACATATACAAAAACAACCACAGGAGGTTACAAGATTTATCAGTTCACAGCGGGAACAGGGACGGTGACCGTATAATGGCTCATTATGCGTTCTTAGATGACTCAAACATTGTCACAGAAGTTATTGTTGGCAAGGACGAAACCGAACTAATTGAAGGTTTATCGCCTGAAGAATGGTATTCAAATTATCGCGGGCAACGCTGTGTCCGCACTTCATACAACGCAAAGATTCGCTATAACTATGCAGGAATTGGTTATACATATGATCCAATAGGCGATGCCTTTATTGCGCCCATGCCTGATTGTGGACATGATAAATTAACTCTTAATGATAAAAAACAATGGGTTTGCGCAGATTGCCCTCATACAACTCCAGCGTGGCTAAGCAAGTGACTCCGTGGTTATGCAAAGCAGGGCAGCAACTAAGGGAGCAGCTCGATGATAGTTACCCAGACCGAGATAGACGCTCGGATGGTGCCTTGGGTGACATTAGACATTCACATACTAAGTCAGATCATAATCCAGATGCGTCTGCTAAATATGTTGTACGAGCCATTGACATTGACCGCGATCTCTGCGGAACTTCCAAGCCAGACCTCATGCCTTACCTTGCAGACCAGATTCGACTCTGTGCGAAGTCTGGAGATTTACGAATTAAATACATTATATTCGATGGACGAATCGCATCGTCCAAGAGGCGTTGGGCTTGGCGAAAATATACTGGAAGCAATAGCCACAAGTCTCATCTTCATATCAGCTTTACGAGCAAGGGTGATCTCGATGGCTCGTTCTTTAATATACCCATGATAGGCGGAGAATAATGAACATGAAGAACCCAGCAATTCTGACAGCAGGTGCTTTCCTAGCAGCGTGGGGTGCATCTAACTTTGCACTCGATTATCGCTCTGTCCTTTGGGCTGTCCTAGCGGGCGTATTCGGATACGCAACTCCTAAGAAATGACCGCAGCAGATCTCGCAGCTTGGGCTGTGGCAATCGTTACAGTCCTTGGCGGCTTGGCTGCTTACACGCAGTTTATGATTAAACATTACCTCGCAGAGTTAAAGCCTAACGGCGGCTCATCTATCAAGGATCAGGTTTCCCGACTTGAAGCGCGTGTCGATACCATAATTGAGTTGTTAGGTAAGTAACACTTATCCTATGGCTAAGAAAAAGGTCATAGACCTAGACACTTACAACGCGCTAGACGCGTGGGCAATCAGTATCAACGAGATGTATAAAGCCTTGCGCAGAAGCGGCTTTGCTGTAGATATAGCTCTTGCCATCATTACTGATCGTGATGCCTATCC